TTCCGCTGTAGTAAATGATCTCAGAATCAACCTTGATATACCCAGCACTAGCCAAGGTAGTGGCGTTGCTTACCGTAATAGTGGTAGCCGTGCTGGTAACCGCGCCAACTAGGGTGAGGGTTGTAGAGCCAATCGCCCCCGACTGGCGGTTAATCCAGACCTGAATAGGGCGACCATTGGCTAGTTTATTGGGTATTGAGGAATAGGTAGATTCGCTAATCCGGGTGATATTGATGTCATTCTGATTAGAGGCTGTGCCAGTACGAACCACATGGTCTAATAGGTCTACCGTATCTATAGGCAGGGCGTAGGTGCTTTGTCCCGTTGCCAAAACAATCTGACCCTGCTCCACCGTCCACATGTTCAAGCCACGGTTTGCCCATTCCATTGTAAGAAGGTTCAATGAGCGCCTAGCCGTCCGCATATCGTAGCCAGACCGCAACTCTGCACCGCAACGCTCAAACGCCTCTTCAACCAGATTGTTTAGGTCTAGGTTGAATGACGTTGTACCTGTGGTGTTATAGGCCATTACCTACCCTTTTTAACCTTACCGCCCTCCTTAAACACCTTGGTAGGCTCTTTCCCGTCACGTTTAATGACGTTCTTAGCCTTAGGCATTTTAGAAGGGGCGATAGCGCCCATTCCACGGGAGGGGCGCATGGTTAGTAGTTTGTAAACTTGGTCTTGCCGCGTTGAGCAATGCCATCTGCACGGGCAGATACCGAACCGCCAGCAGCCATCTTGATGATAGTGCCTTTGGTCTTGCCACGGGATTCAATACCACCGCCTTTGGCAAACTTCTTCATAAACGCAGGTTTCCCGTCTTTCATTGGCATTCCGCCTTTTTTGTATCCTTTTACATCTTCCCTAGCTTGCATTTGAGCAGTATCGTCCATGCTTGTTACACGGTTGCTGCCTAAAAGTTTACCTACTCCGCGCATCTTATCGCCTACTTTGTCAGTGAATTTACTAAGAGAGCCAGAAACAGTTCCGGGAGGATTAAGGAACATCTCGCGTTGATAGTCTCGCGATGCTTGGTTGTACGCCCTAGAACTTGTTGCATCTTTGCGAGCATTCTCAAGTCCAAGACGTTTGGCTTCCACTACGGCATCTCTTTCATCGGCTGCTTGGCGTCTATTTGCAACCGTCTCCCGTGTTGCGGCCCTCGTATCTTCAGATACGCCACCTTCTTTAAACTTTTTCACGGAACCACCACCTTTCATTCCAGCCATACGGTTTAAGTTAGCAACGGGAAGGTCTAGCATCCCATGCTTGGTATCTTGCTTATTGATACGTTGCTGCGTAGTGCCACCCTTACCAAACTTCCTGCCTTTATCCGCTTCGTTGAAGTCTTTACCCACAGATTGCGGTACACCAACCTTCTTAGCAAAAGCGGGGTTATGGGCTAGTGCCGCCATGAAGTTATGCTGCTTCTTGGAGGAGGAAGGCATTAGCATTTCCAAGCCCGAAGGCTTTTGTTTATACGACTATTGGGATCATTAGCGGTTTTGGCTGAAGTCAGCTTCTTCTTCATGCCCGTCATCCTTGCACAGAATGAAGTCTTGCGGCTACCGCCCTCTGGTTGCGGTGCTTTGAGTCCGGGCTTACCGGGGTTAGCAGCGTTGTAGGAAGCCCTGCCCTTGGCGTTTAAACCACCCTTGGGGTTCTTGCCTTCCTTACGCGTCCAAGCCGCACTCATGCTGCGGTACTCAGAGTTTGTGCTGCCATCATAGACGGGTACAGCACATCCTTACCAAAGTCGCTCTTGAACTCATGGATACCCATGTGACCTAGCTTGATTGTAGGGTCGAGCCAGATGTCCAAGCCTACTTCACGCGCCCGATCACAGAAGAGGAAGTCCTCACCAATGTAACCTTCAGGGGTGCATTTGAAGTCAAAGTAAGCGTACATCCGCTCTTCGGTATTCGTATCCTTATGCTCCCACTCAGGGTGAGCGTCCCGCAGCACTTCAAACACACGCCGCTGGATCATCATGAAGCCAGTTGCTACACGGTACGCCCTGACCAAACCAGCCTCATCCATCGTCACTTTGCCCTGCGGCCCGTTTACACCATGCCCACCATCCAAGGACACGATGTAGACCTTGCCCTCTTTACGGGCTTCATACGCGCCAGCAACGATAGCTTTGTCCTGATTCCAGCACATCAACCGGATAATGTCATCTGCCGCAAAGGTCATGTCTGCATCAATAAACATCAGATGATCGCAGTCGGACTTCAGGAACTGATGGGCGATAATGTTTCGTGCGCGGGAGACAACAGAACAACCGCACAGGCTATTAACCTGTACGTCTATCCCATGTTCCATCAGCTTTTGACCAAGTTGCATCAACGATATTGCCATCTTCACACCCACTTTATGATCGTAGGCGGGAAGACCAATCATTAACTTCTTGCCAGCTAGGTCAAAACCTTTTTTCAGCATAAATCACCCGTAGAAAATGGTTACGCCAGTCTGGTTTGTCATCAAAATATACATACCAGTATAGGCAACAATACCCTCGCCCGGAATCAGTACGGCTTGATTCTGCGGTACACCAGACGTAGTAAGGGCTGCGGTATCAACAGAGGTCATCCAGCGACCCGTAGTAAAAGTACAGGCTACGCTGGCAGAAATACTCCTGCTGTTAATGTCGGTAATGGTAAAAGTATTAGCATCTGCAACCGTAGCAATTGCATAGTTGCCGTTTGTAGCAGAAACACCACCACTAGAGGCAAAGGTAATGCCTATTTGCTGCCCAACTTTTAGACCATGTGCGCTGCTGACAACGGTAACGGTATAAGCTGATTGTGAATAGCCTGTACCTGCCGCTACAGGAACAGCCGTGGTGTCATAGATGTTAATAGTCCCTGCGGTAGCCGAAGCTACATACAAGAAATTTTTGAGCCTGTAGCGCCCAAGAACGGCAAAGCCAGAACTGTTAAGGTGTGCTGATAGTACGTCTGTTTGCATCACAGTAATCTCCTATTATGTGAACAGGGGGCCGAAGCCCCCAGAAGATTAGCTGAACGGAGTCGCAACAGTACCAGACCCAACCAGAACACCATTTACAGACCAGAGGTTAGCAGCCAACGGAACCAAAGTTATCTGGCTACCCCGCGCAGCACCGCCAGTAGTCGTGGCATTAAGGGTAATAATCGTGCTGGTTACTGACGCAAAAGCGTTATAGACCGTGGATGTGACACCCAGAGTACCAACAAACTTATCTGAACCACCACAGGTTACGGTCTGAGCCGTAGCGCCAGCCGAGATTGCGTTGAAGAACAAATTGAACTCAACGCCAAGGTTGCTCTGAGTATTGGGGTCAGCACCGGGGCCAGAAGTAACTGGGTCAGCAGTTGTCACAATAGTAGGCAGCGTGATAGCGCAGGTTGCTGGAACCAACAGGGTGTGACCAGCGTGAGTGGCTACAGAAAGCGTTACCGTAGCACCAAGGGTCAGGAGGTTACCCGGGCCTTGGGAATAGAAACCGTTAAGCGAACGGACTGGGCCGTCGAAAGTCGAAATAGCCATGATAAATCCTTTGTGTTGTAGCACATTCCCGTACCGTCTCTACAAAGTCTGCTGGGGCAGTCTGTACGGGTGAAAATTCCCAGATAACAGGAGGGGTTTTTACGCCCCTCCTTTACATCATACTACTATTAGCTGGAACCTGAAGCACCGAAAATACCAAGCGGGTCAGAAGCGCCGAAGCTGTAACGCTCACGGCTCTTATAACGCACGTTGCCGGTATCGAAATCACCGTCCATTGAGTTAGCCAACGGGGTACGAACAAAGTGCTTCAAGCCGTTCGGTACGTCCGTGCAGAGGAACCAAGCGTTCGTGTCCGTCAGGAAGTGGTTAACACGGTAACCTTCGGGAATCGAACCATTGTTCTTCAGCGCGTTGATGTCGTTGTTGTTGGTGCTAGTACGCAGTTCCGTTTCCAGAAGACGCGTAGCAACAAACATCAGGCTCGGGGGAACAATCAGCTTACGGGGTTTTGCAGCGATGAGCAGACCGCGCTCATCCGTCCAAGCAGCGATCTGAATAACAGCGGCCTCAAGCGAGGTTTCATTCAGGTCAGCAGCACCACCCGTGTTGCTGTTTGTTCCACCAGAAACCAGCGGATGCGAAGCCGAACACAGAACAACACCGTCACCATAGGTCGGGCCACCAGCAAAAGCGTTGTTAAGGATTGCAGCCGCCTTAACTTGCTTGGTGTACGACATAGCACGAGCCAGACCCTTGGTATAACGAGCCGAAAGGCTGTCATACAGGTTGTCTTCGACAGCCTCTTCCGTAATCGAGAAACCAAGAGCAATCGTTTCGTGTTGGTAACGAGCCGTCCAAGCTTCTTGGGCGTTGTCGTATTTAATAGCGTTACCTTCATTCTTGACAGGAGCCGCATTAAAGCCCGACAGTTTCGTCTCTTCTTCAAAAGAACGCTCAGAGGTTTCAGTCTCGAAAATCTCTTTATGCTCTTCGCCGTATTTTGCATACTCCAAACCAAACAGAGCATTCAAGCCGGGGAGAAGTTCTTTAAGTAGTTGTGCGCGTGAAATAGCCATTATTTATCTCCTTACGCCAACGCCGTTGTGTTGCGATACAGGTGGGCGAATTGGTTCCAAGAAACCAAAACTTCCACGAACGAACCAGTAGCTGGCGCGGTATCGGGAACAACGTCGATGATTTTGACAGGAAGCGTAGCGGAGGCCACACCAGCATTTTTAACACCTTGCGTACCATCACCAGTAGCCGTGCTGCCCGTTGACGTTTGGTAGATGATATCGACGTTCCCACCCACCAGAGCGGCACGGTTCGCCTGACTAGCAGACGGAGCGGCATCAGCGGCAGATTGAATGGCGACTTGCATCACCAGATCAGGATCGTCAGCGACAAAGGCAAAAGTACCATTTGGGCCATCAACTGCGTTGGAGATCGTGGCGGGGTAGTATTGCCCGTACACGCGCTGACCAGACGAATTGATGTAGCTGCAACCCATGAAAATACCAACAATTGCCGTACCAGTATTGGTAACAGTGTTGTTGTTGATGCAACCATTGGTGGACATGATCACGCAATCACCAAAGAAAATATTGGTAGCGTGACCAGACGCAATAGCCATCTGCCGAGTGGAGCCAGCGAAAACTTGCCCCCCTAGCAGATTTACGGGACGAAACCCGTAAGCGGCTGAAACAGTAGGATAAGCCATATAAAACTCCTGAAAAAAGTTAGGTTATTTAACCCCACGCCCGAAGGAAGTCGTAGTTTTACGCTCTGCGAACAGAGGCATCCTAGGGTCGTTGGTCTTCATAAAACTGTTATCGACGGCCTCAACTTGAGTGTCGTTTGCCTTCCTGAAATGTTCTGCGCGTTGATCCATGAACTCCTGTGGAATCTTGCACAGCAGCAAACCGCCCATCTCAATGTTGCCTTTAAATTTAGTATTTTGGTCTGGTTGAGTCAGTATTTCTGGATGATCTTCAGCTTTACATGGAACCCAACCTTCACGGAACTTCGCAGACGTATTCATAGGGTCAAAGACTCCCATGATTGCCGTCCGTACCCACCTAAACGCCCATCCCGGTTGAGGAGTGGGAGTAGGTAGCAATTGGGCTGGTGCCCAATTTTGTTTGCGCTGCGTAGTTTCTCTACTTTCCTGATCACGAGCGAGATGATTAGCCATTATGCGGACTCCTGTGCAACAAGTTGTTTAGCGTAAAGTTCTAGCGGAACACCAAGTTTTTTAGCTATTGCCACTTGTGTTTTACTCAAAATAACTTTCCTAGTGCCGTTAGAACGACTTGCCGGGGCTACAACGGTAGCCGACTTTTTTGTTTCCGCACCTCTATCATCATCTTCACTGCGCGGCTCTCCAAAGAATTCAGGAAAGCGAGACTTCATGCGAGTATCAATCTGCTTGAAATACTCGTCACTACGCGGGTCGGTACCCGATTGGACTAACTTCTTATGCAGTACAAGCGCGACGGCAGTCATCTCGTCATCCTCACCAAACCATTGATTCCTTGCTTGCCAGCGAAGGGTTTTATCATCGGGTCGTGAAGGAGCTTGCTCTGTTACTTGTGGTTGTACTACAGTATTTTCTTCTTGTAAAGGGGTAGGTTTAAAATTATTTGCACGCTCTATCTTAAGTTGAGCCGTAGTAAGCGCTGACTGAGCTTCGATCATGGCATCAGAGTCAAAAGCCTCATGCGCCTCTTTGAACTGCCTTTTAGCCATTTCGTACTCGGCTTCGGCAGCAGATTTCATGCTCCCAGCGTAGGCTTGCTCACCAGTATTGACATACTGTTTTAGCTTAGTGTTCTCTTCTACAAGACGATGCGCCACGCGCTCAAGCTCTTCCCGTTCCCGCAGGACAGCCTCTTTAGCCCTACGTTCATCGTGTCTAGCGTGACTTAACTCTTTGATTCTATTCTGAACTTTGGTACTGTACTGGGAAAGCTCCTCGTCATTTGCATCTTCAGGGTCTTGTGCAAGGGCTTTACGACCACGATCCTTTTCAGGGGTGTCATCTACAACTTCAAGGTCAACATCCCCTTCTACGGATATTTCAAGTTCAGGCGCGGCCTTATTGCCGTCTGCGTCATCGGGAAACGTGTACTCATCATGTGTTACAGCCATATAACCTCCTATGCGTGGGAAAACCCACGTGGGTCAGAAACAACACCTTCAACGGTATCGTCGTTAATCAAGCGGAACTCCCTGTCGTGTATGCGAACACGCGTACCAGCGTAAGGACGGGTAAGAACAAAATCACCTTCTTTACACCAAGGCCCCGTTGGAAACTTCTCCTTATCTGCGTAAGCCAAATCACCCAGCTTCACGACAAACAGAACATGAGTAGTCAACTCCTCCCGCGCCGCAGTTGCTTCCGCTTTGAGAATACCGCCGTCATACTTAGCTTCAATGTGCGGCACCATACAAAGGATGCGATACCCTTTAGGCTCCGGTAGTTGCTTGGCTTTCTGTGCTGCATCTAGCTGCGTCTCTTCGACGTTTACGTCACTCATCGTCATCACTCTCCGCTAACTTTTGAAGGTCATTTAAATGGCGCTCTGCAAAGGTTAGACCTTGAATCACCCCACAGAGGTACTGGTATTCCTCAAAAGTACGGCAAGAACGGTTAGCGATATCGTTCTTGTAGTTAGTCATATCTTCGCGCAGCTTTTTACGTAGGGCATCTGCGAATACGTTGATCACTGGTTAGGGCCTTTTGGTTGTGCTTTCTGTGCCAACTCCATCTGGGCTGCATGTTTCTCGCGGTTCATACGTATCTGTTCTGCGTGACTTTGCTGCGCCTTGAACTGATCAAGCCCATGGCGTTCCTGTTGCCTGCGTTGCTCAGCTTCATGTTGCTGCTGTTCGCGCCCCATACGCAGGGTTTCCGTTTGATGCTGCATCTGTGGCGTTAAACGATCTTTGGCTATCTGCGTACCAAGTTTGACTCCAGCCTCTTCCTGCTTAGCTTGAAGCGCAGCCTCTTTAAGTTTAAGTTCGTCAGCTTTCGCAGCGGCATCCATAATGTCTTTCTTGGATTTACGCTGTACTTCCTGCATCTTGATCTGCAACTCTTGCTGCTGCATCTGGATAAGCGGGTCTTGCTGGTTCTGCTGGGCTTGTTTCTGGGCAACCAACGCCTGACTCTGAGCAAGCACTTGCGGAGCCGCCTGTGCCAGAAGCTGGGAAAGCTGGTACTCCATCTCCGGGGAAAGCCCATCTTTAGAGTCTGGCAACGGCGCACCAAGAGCCATAGAAATCTTGTTTCTGTACGCAAAGCCAACGTGTTCCGAGATGTG